AAAGGTATATCCATGAGAAAGAAGATCATTAACATTAATAGGCGTCGAGTCTGAGCCTGTCCATCTACCCAAACCATCCATGTTTTTAACACTAACGTCTGCATTTTTTACAATTTCAAACAAAAACTGCAAATACAGACTTTGTAGCTTTTTAGGTTCGGGGTTTGATATAAGATTCACCTCACCAAACATCATTAACCCTGATGGGTGCAACAATTTCTTTACGATATAACGCCACTGATCGATATTTCTGGAAGTTCTCAATACATAAGAATAATCCTGCCACAAGTAACCATCTTGAATTCTGTTTTCGTCAGACAAAAATCCTTTGTCGTTAAAAAAGAATCCATCTCTTTTTAGCAAAGGTCCCAAAATTGGAGTAATTTGCGCGTTACCGTCGCCCAAGGTTGATAAATCTATAGTGGGCGCAACGGTATATCCAACCCCAAAACCATCAGAAGCAGAATCTGGAGAATTTGTAATTTTAATTTCTGATATAGAACCAATATTACTACCTTTGGGTTGAAGTATTGCGTTCGTTCCAATAGAATTGTATCCAGATGTAGAATTTGATATCGATGCAAATGGAAATTTTTCATAACCATCACCACCACTATAGACATCAATCTTTACTATTGGCCCATGTGGATGATTGATAAAATCCATTTTTACAGTCCAATTATCAGGTACAATAAATGGTTCGGCTGCCAATCCATACTGCGCGATCTGACTTGAAATTGTTGATGCAAAACTACTGTTGTCTGTCCAATTGTTTACATCAGGTTCTGATGTTAACTTAAATATTACTAATCTGTCATTAACTACGTCAAAATAATACTGAGCTGGCCGATTAGTTTCTTTTGTAATATGATATGCACTATAAAAGTTTTGAATTGGATCTAATTCCCAAGATTTAATATATGTAGTACCAGAAGAAGTATATTCTGTATATCTTTCATCAGAAGTTACTCTAAAAGAACTATAATGGCCTAAATTATAATCGTAATAAGAACCAGACGGACTTAAAGAACTACCAAGGGTAACTAGATAAGAGTCGAGAGATTCAAACATTGCAGTATATGCATCTTCGCCATTCAATCCATTAAACAAAATATTTGACCAAGTGGATGCATCTTGACTATGACATGCGTATCCCCATTGTGATGAACCACTAAACAAACTGGCCCAAGAATAACCATCATCAACCAATTCCGAAAGACTGAATGTAAATTCAGTATTTACATCTATGTTACTATTATCAGTTTCTACTGAAGTTGTAAATTGAGAAACCGAGGTAGTAAATGTGTCTCCATTTCTTATTGCTCTTAGTCTACTATAAAGTCCTGCCCAACCTCCAGACTGCGCGGGCGCAAGAGAATTACCATTAAACACCACCACTTGATCCGCCTGCAAATAGTTATAGACAACTTGATATCCCCCCGTATTCAACATACCACCTTGAGCTCTTAGTAGAGATAATGTATGTTCTTTACCATCATCATCAATTACAAACGCAATAACTAAACCAATAGTATCATCGTCCGTAGAGGTTGAAGAAATTGTAGCAGAAAAATCGTATTCAGAAAACTTTTCAGATTCTAATGAATAAAAACCAACATATGTGCTTGTGTTTGCTGTACAAACAATTGTATCATTAGCGGAATTATAAACAAAAGCCGTTGTTTCGCCCGCATTTGCTGGATAAGTTCCACTAGAATTGTGCGAAAATCTATTCCATGTATTAAAAACGGTTTGTCTGGTTGGTGCAGATTGGATAAACCCACCAGCAAGAATTTTTCTTTCACCGTTTATATGCAATTTTATTTCTGTTTCGCTTACATATAATGAAATATGATTCCACTGTCCCTCCCAATCAACTGGCACCGGAGCCGTGTATTCTGTGCCAGAAATCTCTACAATAAGATTTCCTGTTTTTGCTGTGCCGGAACCTTCTTCAATAATTCTAATACTATTAGCATTAAATGCAACATCGTTAAGTGCAAAAAGAGTTCCACCAGTATCTGTGCCGTTGATATCATCTGGATAAATCCAAAAATCTACACTAAAACTATCTAAAGAATCTTTCAAATGGTCTTTATACAAATCTGATAAAAGAATATATCCATTTTCTCCTTTTGCAGATTTAGAACCCCACTTTGGTCCACCAGCCGGATTAATTAAATTTACGCCGTATCTGAAGCTTTCTTGTTCAAATTTCGAATCCACAAACCCACTACCATTTTCATGTACATTTTCAAAATCTAAAAATATTAAAACGTCATCCCATTTGTGATCTGTGTTAGAAATCGTGACTTTTCTATCCCTAGAATACGAATCTGAATAATCAATACTAGGATAATCAGACAAACTATAATAAAAAGATGGATTGTCTTCGTCTTGAACCCAAGAAACAGTTTCTGTTGTAAATTCATTTGGTTCAACAGCACTTATGTAGGCAGATGCGGCAGAACCAGAGCCATATGAACCTATAGAAACCTGTTCTCCTGTGATATAGTTACTACCACCAGAAATAATTTCAACAGCTTCGACTGGTCCTTTTGATGTGTTAGATATTTTCGCAGATAATCCAACTCCATCGCCGGGGTCTGAAATATATTGATTTAAATAGAAATTGTTTGGATAATTTGAACCACCATTATCAATATCAAAACCAACAATACAATCATACAAAGTTTCTGTAATTGTTACACCATTACTCATGAGTATTTCTATTTCTTCTCTTGATGTAAAAGTGCCAAAAACGTGAGTAACAAAATATTCCCTAACTGGCGAATCTGAAATACTAAATTCCAAAAATCTTTCAACTGTTGCACTTGCACCACTAGTCTTTCCCACAATTCTAACTGGATTACTAACAGTTTTGTTACTAGGTATAGTACGAACACTTCTCTCTTCGACCCAAGTATTGTCGCTTGGTTTCATAATATTGTCTTTTGGATAATAAAATTCTACATCTTCGTTGAATAAAGATCTAAACAAAAATTGATACGAACTTTCAGAACCTTTTGATTGATAAAATTCTTTCATCAATTTTAAAAAAAGCTTTTTGTTTGAGTATTTTGTTTTTTTATATTTTTTGTTTATAAATTCTTGAGTGACACCAGATTTCTTGCGAAGATGATAGGCAATTTTGATAATTGTTTGTTCGGGCAATGGTTTTAAGGTGCCTGGGTCAACATCGGGACTGGGGTCTACAAATTTTATTTCTTTATTGCTATCATCTAATACATAATCTGTACCTTCAGTCAATAAAGTGTAATCGGTCGGAAAGGTATATTCATCAAGCAAATCTGCTAATCCAGAAGTGCCGGATTGTGAACTGGCATCGACACTATAAACTTTTATTTCAACCGCACTCGTATCAAAATCTCGAATTTCGTAATATACGGGACTATAATATGACAATGGAAAGACCGAATTTACACCACCAGACAAATAATTATCATACTCTATATACTCTAACTTAGAATCCGAATCCCCAGAAAAATTCAAGGCCGCTCGTAAATCAGTCGTTAGTTCTTCCCTATCTTTGATTCGAGAAAACTGTGGAAAATCCTTTGCAAGAACATTCTGATATTCATCAACAAAAATATCTAAAGTTTCATCCAAATCACTAAAATTTTCTATTTGATTTCCAATTGCGGCAGGATTTCTGTCACTTTCTAACCATTTATAGTAAAGTTCGATAAAATGAACAAATTGTTGATAATCTTCGTCCGATTTCAAATAAAACGGAAGTTGATCGACAACACTAGCTGATATTTTTTTGTGTTCTCTCATGACGAGTCCTAATTATTTCTTATGGTTTTTACATTTTGAGTTGTAATATCATAATTATTATTATAATCATCTGTATCTTCTTCAACCGTCACTGTCACATCTTCTTTTAAAATTACAAGGACTTGATTTCTTCTTGGAAATACATCAAGTCCGGCCGGTACGCATTCGAGTCTAAAAACTTCCAATGAACCCTCGACGGCCTCAATATTTACCGGATCAATATTTATTGTGCCAGTTTCGTAATTTACACTACCAGTAATTTTAGTTGAATATATTTTTTTATCATTCACATCAAAGGTGTAAAATTTTAATTTTCCATCATAATTTGAAGTTTCTTCTACATAGTAAATTCTAGTATCTCCTACAACTCTAACACCAACAGATTTTATACTACCTTTTTTAATTTTATTGTTGAAATTAAAAACATAAAATGCAGATGTATTAAACAAAACTGTCTGTTCATTTATAAGTCCAACGTAAGTTTCATTATTCGTGATCGATTGATCCAGAGTATCTATCCAATTTACAAAATTAGAGTATCTAAAATAATCATTGAAATCGTCTAGATATTTTTTACTGAAAGAAACAATACCATTAGAAACAATATTTTTAATATCCGATTGACTGAGAGATGTAGTTTCATTATCATACTGAACTGTAGTATTAATTTTCAACTTTGTATATTCTGCATCAACTATTTGTGGTTCGATTGAGAGAACAGAATAATCTTTTCTAAGTTTTTTTCTAATTTCTTCTTTTGTATACTCAGAAAGAAAAAATCCAGTATCTGGACGAATTGAAATATAAACTCTACCATAAGTGGGTGGAATATTATCTTCTCCACCCCATATGTTTAATGATTGAGTTGAAGGATAAATTTGTGGGATAATAGTTTTATAGTCATTAACAGTGACGGCTCTACCTTGTCCGCCAAAAGTTTTTGGTGCGTGAAATTTTATAGATTCAATATCCTCTTCGTCGGCACCACCAGCACTTCTACTAACAACTTCGATACTATCAAGTATTTCATAATTACTAATTTTGCCCTTTGCATCAATTTTTACTATTTCATTGCCAGCAGATCCGGAAGTTGTTAAATAATTTATTTCTATCATTTGTCCAGACTCTATTTGAGCCCCTAAGACACCATCCCCAAAATAAATTTCATAATTACCACCTCTACCTTCTTGAAGGAAAAACGCCTTCTCAAGTTCAGATAATTTCATATTATCATTAGATCTTTTAAACTCTTGTTTTTCTGGAAAATCTGGATTATCGTATACAAAAACTGTAATTGTACTAGTATCTACATCACTATTTGTCAATAAATACCTTTGATTTGGATCATTTGTATTTACAATATAATTTTCCGTTACATATGTACCTTGAATTAAAACAACATCTTTAACCGAAAAAACATTTGTAAAAGTGCCATCAGATCTTGCCAAAGATGAAACTTTCGGCACTATTACATTGTTTTTTGGTCTGAATTTATAAGATATTCCATCTTTTGTTGCAGTAAATTCGAAATCTTTATTTAACATGAAAGTTTCATATACATTACTAGAAGATTTTGGTACTGTACCTTGAAATTCTAAATTTACAACCATCTCTGCGGCCTTTTTTGACCTTGGGGTATAATTTAGCATTTTTGCTTTAGATACAACATTATCTCTAATTCTAGCGGTATCCAAAAACATTTCGTTAGAAATGGCATTCATATAATATGAATTAATATGAGTGTTAGTTGCAAGAATATCGATAAGAGTATTCAAACCAGACGCTTGAAAATCGTAATCTTTGAATTCTTTTTTGGAACTCATATAATTTATAATACTAGTTTTTATTTCTTCAAAGTCTAATTCTGTAATTTCTATTGTCTTTGCCATTATCTTATTCTTTCTATACTAAATTGAGTAGAAAATACTTCTTCGGATGCTGGTACTTGATATGTTAATACTATAACTAGAGTATTTTCGTCTTTAAGTGGCTTGAAATTTATACTTAATTCTCTTACTCTAGGCTCAAAATTTGAAATTGCGTTTTCCATTCTATTTTTTATATTTATTACAGACATATCATCCAATGGTTCAAATATATCTTCCCAAATATTTCCACCAAAGCTTGGTTGAAATGGTCTTTCGAAAAAATTTGTTAGAATTAAATTTTTCAAAGATTGGTTCACTGCGGCCGCATCTCTTTTTTTTCTAACATCATTTGTAATTGGATTTTTTTTAAATGATAAATCAAAATCAACAAATTGATTTTGTTTACTTTTTAATACTCCAAGTCTGTTTTCTAAATTTACTAATTCTGACATTTTTAAAACCTATGGATTTAAATCTATTTTTGGTGCTTTGATTGTGTGGTTGCCACCGGAAGTTATATCTATTTTGCCACCGACACCTGTAGTTGATTTTTTACCAACTACTAAATTAAAGTTTCCTTCGACCACTATAGTTAAATTACCACCAACATGTAAATTTTTATTACCCATAACTAAGTCAAAACCATCTCCAACTGTTTTAGAAACCTTTTTCCCGTCTGGATGATATTCTTCAAAAGAACCAGATCTGTGATAAGTATGAATTCTTTCTGCGCCTGGAGTATCGTCAATTTCTAATACATGGCCTGTAGGAGTCCTTATCGCTTGATTATATGGATAAACGGCGGCATAAGGAGATTCTGGCTCAGTAAATTTAGAATTACTGACAAGTTCATTTTTTGTTTCTGAACATTCGGATTGTGGTTCATCCGGCAAACCACATCTTGTGGGCAAATCAGAATCTGCTGTTTGCGTAGGAGTTTGTGAACTATTAGTACTATTAACAGTACGATTGCCAGATTGATTATTAGTATTTACACTTTGACTTATTTCATTAGAAATACTATTCATTGATCTTTGATTTCTTTGATCAATAACATCATCTGGTGATAACGCTGCAGCTGGGGTTCCTGTTGGGTCAGACAAAAACATCGCCCTCTCTTCCTGTCTTCTAGTTGCCAATGCATCAATAGTTTGTCCACTTGCCTTATTGTATAGTAACATTTTGTTTGCAATGGTTTCATTGTCTCTTGTACCATTATTAGTCAATTGGTCAAGTCCGCCGGGCCCAAGATTATACGCAAAGGAAGTTAGAGCATCTCTTTGTCTTTCGTTCCAAGTGTAACCGTATTGTTTTTCTTTTTCCAAAACATATCCTCTATATTTTGCTATATTTTGTGATAATCTAGCTTCGGCCTCTTGCTCATCAATCACTTCGCCCGGATAATTTGCCTTTGTACCATAACCAATTGAGTGTTGTTTATGATCCCAATATGATTTAGAACTATATCCTTCTTTTGCTTTCAAAAAACTTACCAAATCTTTACTCGCTGCATCATTAAAGGTGGTATCGGATATTTGCGAAACTTTTTGTCCACTTGGAACAACTCCTGTACCTTGTCCTGTTCCGCCATTAGCAACATCCTTAGAATAATTTCGTAGTGTTTGAGGAACTTCTTCACCTCTACCATTTCTATTGATTCCCTCACCCTGACTCCCTTTAGTGCCGGGCAAAGTGCCCCATATTATAGGTTCTTGTGCATACTCACCATCTCTAAAGAAACCGATAACCCAAGAATCGGTTCTAACACCAGTTGGACTTTGACCAATTCCACCAACTGACGCACTTGTAATTGGCATAATCGGAAGAGCCCAAGGCAAATCTTCTGTTTCAATGCCTTCATCATAAAAACCAAAAATTCTTACTTTAACTCTGCCAATTTTCAAAGGATCTTTTTCAAAATCTTCGACAACACCTGTCCACCAAACAAAATTGTCTTTTCCAATAAAATTTAACATAAAAAAATCCTTTTTTAGTATTTATAATTAAATTATGGGTTTAGTTCTATTTTACTACCATCAGCCTTTATTGTGATTTCTGCACCACCCAATAAATCTTTTTCCTGTGAAATTTCTTCACTATAATCACCTTTAACTAATATTTCTAAATTTTTTTGTGTTAGAATTTCATAATCACCAGACACATGAATATATAAATCTTCAGCATATATGTCGTATGAATCATTTATGATTCTTTCTTTATAATTACCATTCGGTGCATATTCTTCATAACTACCACTGACATGATATTTTGACAATCTTTCATTACCACCAGTGTCTGCGAGCTCTGAATGGTGGCCAGACCTACTACTATATGAGCCAGTTGTATTTGGATATACTATATCATCTTGACTTGATGGTTCTGTTATCCTAGAAGTTTCTTTGTATTCTGATATAGTATCCTCTTTCACTTCTCTATTGATTCTATTGACATCAGATTCAGTAACTTCACTACGTCCAACTAAAGGCCCAGTACCCTCATCTCCATACTGATCCTGTAGTGCATCATCATTAGTCACTCCGTAAATTGTACCCCAAACTAAAGGGTCTTGTGCCGTGTGTCCATCTCTAAAAAAACCAACGCACCACGAACCCTTTACAACTCCAACTGGAGATTGACCAATATTATTTACACATGCACTTGTAATTGGCATGATAGGTAGGGCCCACGGTAAATCTTCTTCAGAAATGTCGTCATCATGGAATCCATAAATTCTTACTTTTACTCTACCTATTTTTAGTGGGTCATCCTTTACATTTTCAATAACACCTGTCCACCATAAAAAATCTTTCTCATTAAACATTAAAATGCACCTGTCGAATCATAATCATAATACGGCAAACCAGTTTTAATTGGTTGTGGTTGAGGATATGGATCGCCTTGCGAATCTCTAACACATTCCACACTAGAAAGATAACCATTTTTTGGAGAAAATGTATGTTTCACGGCTGTCACCAACCAATTTCCTGATATTTTTGGATTTTCCGCACCGGCCGAACCAAAAACAAAAGATGGGAAAGTAATGTCTATAAGTTTACCAGCATTTACTTGCGTATCTCCAAAGGCAGTAAAAACCAGTTTTAAATTATCAAATAATTGTAGTTGGGCTTTACGTCTTAGAAAAGTTTGTTCATAATTATATGTCATATCTGTATTTTCTGGTAAAAGAAATAAAGAATCTGGATGAAATTGTTTGCCTTGTCCACTTATATCAAATAATGGTTGAGACTCTATTCTATCTACACTATTATATTGATCATAAATGTTATATTCTATACCAGTCACATTTTTGTTTATAATGTCTATCAATTTAGCTTTACCACCATACATACTTTTTATCATATTTTGCATCACATTAAAATGAGATTCAAATTTAAATGTTATTATGTTTTTATCTTCAGTATTTGCATCCAATGTAACATTTGGAATACCATACTTGTAAAAAAACTGTGGTTCTGCATTGGTTAATTCTGACAGACTTTGGAAATTATGTCCTTGAACATCTTCCCAAAATAAAAAATCAGCGGCCCCTTGTCTAAACGCCTTAGTTGCCATCCAATTAATTGCTTTCATAGGTGTCATCCCAGGCACTATTAGTTTTTGATTATCTTCCGAAGAAGATTTCATCAACCCCCGCTGAGAACCTAGAGTATTATATAACTCTTGCACAATATCAGATGCCGCGCCTTCAAATGCACGCGATATTCTTGTTTCGTAGTTTGTAATTTGTTCAGGAGTCACAAGATGAAGAGTAAAGCTTGTCGTGCCCTGATCGACAGAAAAATCAGTTAGTTTATACACAACCATATTTAATTCTATAGGTAATCTGGTATCGCCCGGATGATTGACTTTTATACGCACAGTTTCTTGGCCAATAATTGGCAATGCATCAATCAAATCTTGTGTTGTTACAATACTAATAGTTGCAGTTATACTATCTCCAAAAATATCTTCATAGATTTCAACTAATGTGTATGTTGCTTCCAATTTCATTGTATAACCATTATGTCCTGTTATGGACAATTCCATCATGTCATAATCGCCTGGCTTTGTTATTCCTACTGACATAATTTATCCTATCAAATTTTAATCATTTTTTCAAATTCAGTTATAAAATCTTCTAAATAATTTAATCTTAGTAATTTTATAACTCTATTTTTTTCATTTCTATCAAACTCATACTCGTAAACCGAATATTTTTCAAAAGTTTTAAACTGGTAGTATGTGATTTTGTTAAACGGCGGTGTTAAATCGCCGGCGTCTTCTTTAGGATTCTCGAATTTATTCTTAAACCAATTATTAATCAACATATAAGTTGATGGACTCATTTTAGTAGAATTGTTGTAATAGTAATATGCGTTTTCAGTTTCTTTTATATCTTCGTATTTCTCGTCCATATATCTTTGAAAATTTTCACTTGATTTTGGCCACTCAGAATAATAATCACGTATGTCATTAAAAAACAAAATTATCCACCAATAGTTTGGATTTTCATAATAAAGTTCAGCAATTTTCCAAGGCGTTTCACCATCTTTAATTTCGTATTCATAATGAGTTAAAGGATTATTTGCAAATGCATCTACAACTTTCGTTGTGATAAATATATTTTTCATCAGTTTTGGTTCGTTTAGTAACTGAATATCATATTTTATATTGGGTAATTTAGAAAAAAGTGTAGAACCCGCCATTTAAAATCCTTTCTCTACATCATCTTGTGTTACTTGGAGAAGTTCTAAAAATGTTAAATTCATTTCAGTAAATAATGGAGTACCATCTCTTAATATTTCAAAAGAACCTTCTCCACCATAATTTACTTCACAGGAAGTTAAGACACAAGGTTTAAATCTATGAAGTACGGTTGATGCAGGACCGTGATATGATATTAAAAATGTTTGTGGTGCCTTATAAAAGAATTTTTCATAATCAATATTAGGCATCATTGCACTCCTAAAAGATTTAACAATCTGAGTAACCGCCGGTGCTTCAGTGTCATTTTTTGGTACAAATTTGTAATTGAAACTAAATTGTCTAAAAGATGGACCCTCTAATAGTTGATATTGTGCTGCATTTCCGATCATATCGTTATTTTCTCGC